TATGCCTGTCTGCTTGCGCAAGTCTTGAAGGCTTACCGATTTACCGCTTAGGGCAACGTAGGCCCTTTGTGTTTTGTTCTTTAGTTCTCCTGTGCGTACCTGCTCAAGAAATGCGTCGATGCTGTGCTTACTCATCTGGCAATTTTGTTTTGTAATGGTTAATGATTTTCTCTGTCTCTACCTTGTAAAAGTCTTTGAACTCTCCGTCGCCCTGTGTCTGCCA